GCAAATTTATCTGAAAGTTTTATTGTAGATGCTCCAGCCATATATAGATATGCCCTATCACCAGACAAAATATTAAATCATTACCTAGATGCCTTTACAAATACTCCAGAAAATATAGTTATACCAAAGCTTGGAGAATTGTTAAAAGGATCAGAAAAGTATCAAGAAATATCTACAAAATTTGTTTTTCCTGCTCAAAAAGATTGGGCTTATTTTTCTAACGACGATCTGGAGTATAACCCTTCTTCAAATAGCATATATCTTAAATCTACATCCAGCACAGGTAGTTTTACAGAAGAATTAGTTTTAAATATAAGAAAAGATTATGTGTCTTCTAAAATAGAATGGATGGCAAGCAGTGGAGTCTCTGTTCAAATATCTTCTACTGGAGAAGCTGGTACTTGGCAAAATTGTATTAACGGAAGTTCTTTGCCAAGCTTTACTCAAGGTTCTACTTTTTCAGACAATAAAGTAATATATATGAAAATTAATTTTGATTCTACAAACTCACAAAAATATATACCAGAACTTTATTATTTAAAGGTTTACTTTTATACAGAAAAGAAAGTCTACGCTCATAATGGAGGAAGCATAATTTCTATTTCTCAGCCAACAACTGGAAATACTTGGGATATAGATATTTCTAATAATGATAATAATATTTTAAATAGAGTTGAAGACAACGGAATTAGACCTAAAGATTCTGCATTTTTTGTAGAAACAAAATCAGAAGTAAAAAATATAGAATTTATATTTACTCCAAAATCTATTACTTCTGGTTATTTATTTTTTAATAAAACTAATGGGATTGAATACAGCTTATATATAGATTCCTCTGGGAATATAATAAAAACAAATATAAGTGGATTTTACATAAACGGGCAAGACCTGTCATTAATTAATAATATATCAGACTACGTCATGATTGAAGAGCCAAATTATATACTAATATCCCTACCCTCATCAGTAAACGGAAGCCTATGGCTAAATGGCAAGCAAGATGCGGGTGTAAGATCTGGAGTTTTAGATGATAATTTATACCAAAATATAGCAATATATAAGTCTGACACAGTTGATCATGAAGAACATTATAATATGTATATAGGTAAGGTTTCTGCCTATGCATCAGACTCTGTCATTTCTTTGACAGATGACTATATAAAGACATATTCTAGAGACAAAATTTTAATAAATAATATATAATTTTGTCACAAGTATGACCAAATACTAGACTTGAAACCCTGAAAGTGGTAAAATAGTAACCTATGGAAATTAAAAAGCTTGGGTCAAAAATAAAGACTGGTGAAACCAGGCTTGGAGTATATGTTTGGGAAATGCCAGACGGGCGTTGGATAGGTGATGATGATCAGAATTTCCTATCAATTCAATCTATGTATGGAGACTTGTCTAGAATAAACTTATTGGCTCAAGCAGTAAGAAGTTATGGAATTTATGAAGGAAAGCCTAAATTTTTAGAAGGCAGCAGGCAGATAGATGATGAAGAATTCCAGAGACAAAAGACAAGGTTAGCTTTAGGATTAGTTCCAGACGAGCTAGATATTGGCGTATATAAAGATGAAATAAAAAAGTTGGGTAAAAAATGATTCAATACGAAGAAGACACACCTAATCAAGATGTTGAGATATCTAATGTAGCAGATTGGATGAAGTTTAATTCTCCATCTATTAACAATAATCAAGATCCGTTTTCTATTGAGGGTGAAGACATATTAAAGTTATCTGGATTAAGTCCCGCAGTTAGAAGAAGGGTTAGTAGAGATATACAAAAGAAATTTACTGGCGTAGAAGGATCTGGTACTCAACAATTATTAATTCAACAGGCAGTAAGCGGATATGCGCTGTTTGATTTAGTAATGCCAGAGTATAACCTAGATTACTTATCAACAATATATGAAATATCTCCATATAATTATGCAGCAATTAATGCTAAGGTTGCAAACATTGTAGGTTTAGGATTCGATTTTGTAGAAACAAAAAAGACAAACGATGCTTTAGACGGTATTGAAGATGAAAAGCAGTTGGAGCGAGCAAGAAGAAAGCTTTCAAGAATTAAACAAGACCTACACGAATGGCTTGAAGATTGCAATGAAGAAGAAACATTTAAAGAAACATTAATTAAATTTTATACAGACGTAGAGGCAACAGGTAACGGTTATTTAGAAATAGGTAGAACTACCGCTGGTAAAATAGGTTATATAGGACATATACCTTCAAAGACTATGCGTGTTAGACGCTTAAGAGATGGCTTTGTTCAGTTACTTTATGGTAAGGCAGTATTTTTCCGTAATTTTGGAGATCAAGAAACTGCAAATCCAATAGCTGGTGCTACTGATAGGCCTAATGAAATTATTCATCTTAAAAAATATACTCCAAAAAATAATTATTATGGAATCCCAGATATCATAGCTGCACAGAGCGCCATGGCTGGAAACGAGTTTGCTGGTAAATACAATTTAGACTATTTTGAAAATAAAGCAGTGCCAAGATATATTATTACTGTTAAGGGGGCAAAGCTTTCATCAGAATCTGAAAGAAAGCTTTTAGAGTTTTTCCAAGTTGGATTAAGGGGTAAAAATCATAGATCTCTTTATATACCTCTTCCAGCTGATTCGCCAGACTCTAAGGTTGAATTTAAAATGGAGCCAATCGAGGCTGGTGCTCAAGAGTCTTCATTTAATATTTATAGACAATCAAATAGAGATGAAATATTAATGGCTCATCGTGTTCCAATAAACAAAATTGGAACAGCTACAGGAGTATCTTTGGCAAATGCCAGGGATGCAGATAAAACATTTAAAGAACAAGTATGTGCCCCAGCACAAGATATTCTAGAAAAGAAATTAAATAGAATTATTATGGAAATGACAGACGCCCTTCAACTTAAATTTAATGAATTAAGTTTGACAGATTCTGACACTCAATCCAAAATTGATGAAAGATATTTAAGATTCCAGGTAATGACCCCTAATGAAATTAGATTAAGAATGGGATTAGTGCCACGTGAGGGCGGCGATAAACCAGTTGATTTACAGGCACAGGCTGCTGAAATTAAAGCTCAAGCAATGCAAAGTCGTGAAAGAGACCAAAATAGATCTGCAAATTCTCCAGATAATTCAGGGGAAGGCAGAAATGCAAAAGGCGACGGCAGACAGGTTGAGTAGTCCTACTCAACTACTTATTTGCCTTTAGATATATAAAAGCCTATAATATACACATATGACCATTGAAAAATCACATTGGTCTTCTGAGGGAAATGTTATTAATTTATCAGTTCCTTTTACGAAGGTCAACAGAGAAAAAAGAACAGTCTCAGGGTTCGCAACATTAGACAACCTTGACCAGACTGGTGATGTTGTCACGATGGAAGCAAGTATGAAAGCTTTTGAAAATTTCCGTGGCAACTTAAGAGAAATGCATCAGCCAACCGCTGTAGGTAAAGTTGTTTCTTTCAGACCAGAAACATACTATGATCCAAAATCAAAAGAATTTTACAATGGCGTTTATGTAGATGCTTATATTTCAAAAGGCGCACAGGATACCTGGGAAAAAGTATTAGACGGAACATTACAAGGATTTTCAATCGGCGGAAAAATTATAGACTCAGAAACAGAAATGAACAAAGCAACAGGAGAATCTGTTCGCTTCATTAAGGATTACTCACTTGTTGAATTATCAATAGTAGATTCTCCAGCAAATGAATTATGCAACATATTGTCAATTGAAAAAGTCAATGGTCAAATGATTTTCAAAGGCATTGCTGCAGATGTTAAAATGGAAAATATTTTTTATTGTGCAGATAGCGATTCTGTATTTATGTCAACAGAAGCTGAGTATATTTCACCAGTAACTGGTAAGAAAACAGAACTTATTGGTTGGGTGGAATCAAATGATACAAATAAAGCAAAAGAAATAGATAAGATTCTTGATTTACACAAGTCAAGATTAAACACGTTGCCTGATGTAAAAATTGCAAAACAGGCAAACGCAGAAGGAGGTAATGAAGTGGAAAATTTAGAAACCACAACAGCTACCGAAGAGACTGTTGAAAAACTACAACCATCAGCAAAAGAAGCTCCAGCTCAAGCTGAAGCAGTTGCTGAGCCAGTAGTTGAAGTAGAAAAGTCTGAAGAAGTAGTCTCTACAGAAGAAAACACTTCTGCCGAAGTTCTGGAAACAGCAGCCGAAGCAACAGAGGTTGTAGAACCTGATTTTGCAAAAATGCTAGGCGACCTTAAAGGCTTCTTCTCGGAGACTTTGGAAAAGGCCTCTGAAGCAAATGCCGCTCAGGTTTCAGCAATTAAAGAAACTGTTGAAACGTTTAGCAAGGGCGTAGATGCTCGAATTTCAGAATTAGCAGAAAAGCATACAGCACTCTCTACCGCAGTAGAATCAATTAAGAATACTATTGAAGGTGTAGAAAAGAGAGTAGACGCAGTCGAATCTGAGACTGCAATTAAGAAGTCCTCTGACCTTGGCGGGTCACAGGAAGTAACAATAAAAAAATCAAAATGGAACGGCACTTTCCTCGGTTCCGTTAGTGAATTGATAAATTAAGGTAGGTGAAAATAAACTAATGAGTAATGAACTATTAGCTAAAGCAGCAGCTGACACTACCCTTACAGGTAGCATGGTTGGAGCGGCAGATCCCACCGACGGTATCCACGTTGGATCCGAAGGTAAAGGTGGTCTCCTAAATCCAGAGCAGTCTGCACGATTCCTCGATTACATGTTCGATGCAACAGTAGTCGGTAAATTAGCACGTACAGTTCGCATGCGAGCTGATACGACTGAGATTGATCGTATTGGCGTAGGTGAGAAGCTTATGAAGCTTGCTTCTGAAGCTACTGATACTGGCACAAATGCTGCCGTACAGTTCTCAAAGATCTCTCTTACAACTAAGAAGCTACGTCTTGATTGGGAACTTTCAACAGAGTCTCTCGAAGACAATATCGAAGGTGCCGATCTAGAAGACCACATTGCACGTCTGATGGCAACACAGGCTGGTAATGATCTTGAAGACGTTGTTCTTAATGGTGATACGTCACTAGGATCTGATAATCTATACAAAGCCTTTGATGGTATTGTAAAGATTGCAAAGGCAAACGGTCACGTTGTTGACGCCGATGGCGCTAACATCTCCCGTGAAGTCTTCAATAATGCTCTCAAGGCACTTCCAAGAAAGTACAAGCAGCGTCGTCCAGACCTTCGCTTCCTTTCTGGATCAAACCTAATTCAGGATTATTTGTATTCAACATCACAAAATATCCAGAACGTAAACCCACAAGATATTGCAGCAAGCATTATCCGTGGCGATACAGCAGGTCTTGGTGGCCCAGCAGGATTTACAGCTCCATTTGCATTCGGTATTCCGATTGTTGAGGTTCCTTTGCTTAAGGAAACTCAGGGAGCTGATAGCGATCAGGGTGATATCCACTTGACATTCCCAAATAACGTTGTTATTGGTATCAAGCGTGATGTTACTGTTTATCGCTTCTTCTGGCCAAAGAAGGATTCGATTGAGTATACAATGTATA